ATCGGTGCGTGGAAATTTCGGCCTGTTTGTGTGTGTCGTGTTTTGTGTGCGGTATTATTGAGGTGTCGGTTTCGAGTGAAAGGAAAAAAGTAAAATGTTTGGTTATAGTTTCATGAATTATAACTGTCTGCTTAACCGTCTTGCGAAGGGTGCTATCCCGTGTGATTTTGTGCTCTGTTTTCTTAGTGCCGGCGAGTTCCACACGTGTCCTCTTGATGCAGCGGTGTTTCCGGAGCATGGTGGGCCGTTGGTGTTTCTTGGTTATAGCCGTCGTAGGAGCATGCTGTGAGCAAGATTAATTACACCGGGTTTATTGCCGGGTCGCTGTGTAAGAGTATCCGATACAGTAGAGGGCCTGTGGGCGCATCGCGTAAGGACGATAAGCCGGTTTATGCGGGTTTGTTTGATTTTGTCATGTCGCATTATGCGGGTGAGGTGGCTAGGATGCGTGCGGGTGCGCGAAGGGGTGATGCTTGATGTGATATAGTGTTGTTTGGCCTATTAGCTCATTGGTTAGAGCGGCAATCTTATAAATTGTGGGTGCCGGGTTCAATTCCCGGATAGGCCACTGTTATTGAGAATTGTTATCGTTAGTGTGATATATTAGGTCATGACGTGTCGTCTGATGCGTCGTGACTTTTTTTGTTTGTGAGGTGCGCTGATGGATATTAGTCAGATTGTGACCGTCGTTGGGAGTGTGGGGTTTCCTATACTCGCGTGTTGCGGGATGGCGTGGTTTATCGCTACGACTTTCAGCGATTTCAACGACTTGATGACGCGGAATAATGTACTTACTGAGGAGCTTATAGGTTTGTTGCGGAAGGATAACGACGATGATACGAGTGTTGCGTAACATCGTCGCTTGTGTCTGTGCGTCGTTGTTGGTGTTTGCACCGGTGGCGAGTGCGGATATGCGCGGTGTGGATGTAAGCAATTGGCAATGTAATATAGACACCGGCGCACTTGACGCTGATTTTGTTGTGGCGGGTGCGACGTGGGGTATCGGTGGTCTGACTAATATGTGTTTGACTAATGGTGTCAATCAGGCCGCGAACTATCAACTTGGTCGCGCTATGGATACTGGTAAAAGTGTGGGCGTATATCACTACGCTATGGGTAATGACGCGCGACGCGAAGCCGATTATTTTGTTGATAACGTCAAGGGTTATGTTGGCCGTGCGGTGCTTGCGCTGGATTGGGAGTCTCAGGATAACCCGCAGTTTGGCAATGGTGCGTGGATTGATACGTGGGTACGACGTGTGTACGAGCGCACGCATGTGTGGCCGGTCATATATTTGCAGGCCAGTGCGCTGTGGCAACTTAGCGGTTACGCGCGCGAACATTGCGGCGTGTGGGTTGCACAGTATGCGTCGAATGCCGCCACCGGTTGGCAGTCGCGTCCGTGGAATTATGGGCTGTATGGCGAAGCGATGCGGCAGTACACGTCGAACGGGTACGTGGCCGGCTATGCGGGGCGGCTTGATTTGAACTATTTCCGTGGCGAACGGTGGCAATGGGACGCATACGCGACGGGCGATCGCAAGAGCGGTGGACATGCTGGAAGCGCGGCACCGTCCGCATCTGCGCCGTCTCAATCCGGTGAAGGTGTATCGCGGTGCGTGGTTGTGTCTTCGGGCGACACTCTTAGCGGTATTGCCGCGCGCACCGGGTTGCGCCCGTGGTCTGCGTGGGCTGGGTATAGGTCGGGTAATCCGGGTGTGATTTATCCCGGCGAGACGGTTTGTTATCGTGGTGCGACTAGCGGGCAGACATCTGTTGTGCGGACGCATATCGTTGCGGCGGGTGAGTCCTTGTGGTCAATTTTCGGCGGTGATTGGGCGCGTGTCGCGTCGCTTAACGGGCTTGCTAACCCGAGTCTGATTTATCCCGGTCAGATTCTTAGATATTAAAAAATTGCTGCTAAAACGGCGTGTCGCAATTGCGCACGCCGTTTTTTCTGTGCTATAACTCTTTATGTCAGCAAAAAAGAGAGCTGGCAAATAACAATAAGAAAAAAGGAAAACCATAATGCGGAAAATCAGGAAAACTCTACCGGTCAGCGAAATCAGCTATTACAATCGTGATGGCGCATTGCAATCCGTCACCGTGAACAGCAACGTTCGAACCGTGGAACAGGCCGTCAAGGCGCTCATGAAACTCGGTTTGTACAACGTGCTGGTTGACGGTGTCAAGGTACGTAAATACACGTATGCGATGGACGCGGAACAGTTCTTCGCTAACGCCGTGCTTACCGATACCGGCGACGATACCGAAGCCGAAACCGAAAACGAAGCCGATAACGATAACGATTGATACGAAAGGGAAACACAATGACCAACAATACCGAGAACATCGAGAACACCGAGAACACCGAGAACACCGAAACCGTGCGCGCGGATAACCGTCGTTACATCTGCACCGTGGATAATCGTACGTTTGAGGGTAAGCGTGCAATTGTCAACGCGCGCAACAGCGCGAAGAGTCTGAACAGCTATGGTGAGGGTAAGCGGTTGGATGTGGTCGGCGCGTACACCGTGCCCGCCGTCCGACCGCAGACGGGTCAGCCTTGCACGAACGTGTATCTGTTCGCGGCTGATGGCAACACCTATTTCAGTCAGTCCGAGGGCATCAACCGCAGTATCTTGGATATTGTGGACATGTTCCCCGACATGAACGCCGAAAACGGCGGCATCCCGGTGGTGGTCAAGTCTACCGCGTTGGGAGGCGGTAAGTCCATCAAGTCGTTGCAGATACTCTAACCGGTATTGGTGAAAGTGTGCGGCCCGCGTGTATTGCGCGGGCCGTTTATCGTAGGAGGCGTTTATATGGCGAGGGCGAGGAAAGCGGCGGACGTGTTGACGGCGAAGCGCAAGAGGGTGCGCCGGGCGATAAATACGATACGCAAGAGTATTGTTGAGGGGCTGCCGGAGAGCGAACGCCGCGCGCGCACGGTGTACGTGCAGCGGCTTGAGGCGGAACTGAGTAAAACGTATGTCGGGCGTGTCCGTAACAAGCAGATGCGTATTGATGCATACGCGCGCGCGAATGAGATTGCCGACACGTTGACCAAACAGGCCGCGACCGTGAAGGGTGGCGGCGGTAAGCGTGGTGAGCAGCGACGTGCTTTTAACATCTTTCGGCAGGAGATGCGTATAGCGTCCAAGGGTGGGCCGTCGGCCTTGGGCGAGTTCGGTCGGGAGAAGGTTAAGATTTTTTGGCGGTATACGCAGAATATTTGGCAGCGTCCGGACGTGCCGCCGGACAAGCGTTTGGAGGTCGTCATGCAAGCGTATGGGGCGACGTCGTTGAGTGAGCTGTTCGAAACAATCATGCAACGAAACGAGAAGGCGCTGGAGTACATGCGGAACATGAAGATGCATATCGGTGAATTGGAGGATTACACGGACGTTGAGGGCGGCAGTCCGATATGGCTTATCGCGGTGACACCCGACGTTGTGCGATGAAAGAGCGTAGGAATTTCCGGGTTGCCGCGATATTCGACACCGAAACAACGAACGTCGGCGAGGGTGACGGAACGCGCGCATATCCGATATTGTACATTTTTAACGATTTGCGTGATACGCCGTTGGAAGCGTACGCCCCCGATGCGGACGATGTGCGGTTTTACCGGCACACGTCCGAAGCGTTGACATACATCGCCGAGCTTATCGAGTATGGGCGTGCGCACGGTTTTGTGCCGGTGATTGCGGCCTATAATCTCATGTTCGACATGCAAACGCTCATGTTGGAGCTGGCGCAAACGTACACGCTGCACGTCAATGCACAGACCGCAACGTGCGTATACACACTTGATTTATGCGTAGGCGATGACGTTGTGTGCCGTTTTTGGGATACCTATTATTTGGAAATGGGCGGGTTGCGTGCGATGGGCGAGACATGCGGCCTCCCGAAGGCGGTGGGTGATTGGGATTACTCGCTTGTGCGTACACCCGAAACCCCGTTGACGGAAGAAGAATTGTTTTACGCGCGTCGCGACGTGCAAGTGATACCCCAATATCTGCAATGGCTGCTGCGCGCTAACGCATGGCTGACCGCCGATATGCTCGGTTGCCGTGTGCTCACCAAGACATCACTAGTGCGGCAGATGGCCCGCCGCGAAATCGGTGGCCGTCGCGTCACGTTGCAAGGTGGTAAGAAAATCACATTGCAACGCGCTTTCGAGATGACGTGCAATCAGGAATTTCCTAAGGGTTATAAGTCTTACGCCTTGCGTAAGGCGTGTTTTCGTGGCGGTTTGACGTTCACTAGCGCTAAAACCGCTAGTGTTGTCGTGGATAACGTCGCGTCGCTTGACGTTACTTCAATGCATCACGCTTTCATTAATGGGCGTAGATTGCCGGTGCATTTCGCACCGACACCGGCTGATTTGCTGCAAATCGCATGTGAGAGCATTATTGCCACGTCGCTCGGCGATGTGCTGGCGCATTACGATGACCCGTTTAGGACGGGCGTGCATGTCGCCGTGCGGTTTACTAATCTGAGATTGCGCAAGGGTACGTGTTTCGACGCGTGGGGCATTGCAATATGCCCTCGCTCCAAGTTCGTGCGCACGCTACGGGCGGGAACCGATTACGGCGATAACGAGCGGGCGAAGACACAGGACAACAGCATACGCGCGCACGGCTATGTGGACAGCGCAATAAACCCCACATATGCGTTCGGCAAACTGTACCGGGCGGACGAATGCGTATTGCATGTGAATGAAATTGAACTTTGGAATATCGGACAGGTGTACGACTATGACGAAATGCAAGTGCTGTGCGGCGAAAGCACCACTAAAACAATAGTCCCGCCCGATTACGTTACTTTGCAATCCAATATGCTGTTCGCGCGGAAAACCGACGTTAAAAACCTCATCAAGGGCTATACCGAGGGAACACCATACACGGGCGAAATACCCGATTCAATCCCCGAGGGAATCGCACGCGACGCAAAAGAGGGCACGTTGAGCATGAAATTCTTGCAATCCTATTACGGGTCAACCGTGAAAGGTCAGTTCAACGGAATCTATGGGACACAGGCGCAGGACGTAATGAAGGCCGATTATCGAGTGACGGAAGCCGGTGAGCTGGAAGTGGATAGGGCGACGGTCTGCACGCCCGACAATTTCGCGGACAAACGCCCACGGACACCGCGCGTGCTGTATACCTACGGTATGCGAATTGTCGCCGGTAGCCGTATGCACCTTATTATTGCAATGCTGCTTGTCTACGCGCGGCTGTGCGATCGGGTGACTGTGACGGGCGGCGACACGGACAGCCTCAAGATTCGATGTGACGCGGACGTGAGCGATGCCGATTTGCTGGAAAGTCTGCAACCGCTGCATGACGCGGTTGAAACCGCGATTAACCGGACTATGCGACGCGTGCGCGTCACCGCGCCGGATATGGCTAGCACGCTGGCGCATATCGGAAAATTCGAGGTAGAGGACTGCGGCGGCGCTACCCGATACACGAAGCACATGGAGCTGTGGAATAAGGCGCGTGTGAGCCTCGATATAGGCGGTCGCGTGCATGTGACGTGCGCCGGTTTGCCGCGCCCCGACGGCGCTTACACAATCGAGGAGTTTTTGCATGACCTTATGGCGGCGGGCCACGGTTTTGCCGAAGCCGTTACGATGTCGCTCGGGTATGACGTGCTTGTGGATTATGACATCTGCCACACATTGCAGCGCAACCGCCCGCACGTGTGGGACAGATATGTAGGTATCGTCACGGATTATCGTGGCGAGACGACGCATGTGGACGTGCCCGAAGCGATAGCGCTATACCCGTCGGGACGCTGGTTGGGCGAGGTCGACAAACAGGCGAACGGGGAAAACATTACGTATCTGCAAACCACGTATAATAGATATGTGGAAACAACACCACGCGAACTTATAGTAACGAATGGAGCACCAAAGGTTGTGAGCATAGATGGCGAACTACTATTATGACCGGCTCAGAACACAGATATTGCCGCGCAATGCTGATGTTAATTTGATAATCGGGGCGCGTGGCCTTGGTAAAACGTACGCCGTGCGCCGGTACATGTTGGAGGACTATATCAAAAACGGCATTTGTTTTGTTGAGGTTACTCGATACCGTGAAGAGAACAACGACGTGGCGGCAAAATATTTCGACCGGATAATAGAGGATAATATTTTCCCGGACTGGGAATTTAGAGTGCATAACAAGGTTGCCGAAGCGCGCCGCGTCGGAACTAAAGCATGGAAGACGTGCGGCTATTTCATTCCGCTGTCATTGCAGCAGCAGAAGAAGAAAAGTACATACGTTAATGTGCGTAATATCTGCATGGACGAAATTATCATAGACCCCGACGATGTTTATCATCATTATTTGCGTAACGAATACGAGCAATTGGCGAACCTTGTGGACACTGTGACGCGTGAACGCGCAGATGATAACAAGCTTCGTAAACCGCGAATTTTTTTGCTGGGTAATGCGTGCGATGCGTATAACCCGTACTTTCAACGTTATGGTGTGCCCTTGGAGCCTGATTTTGGTTTGCAATGGCTAGACGGTAAAACGTGCTTGTTTGATTATGTCAAGAATGAGAAATATGCCGTCCAGAAAACCAAGGGCACCGTTGCCGGGCGAATGCTGAAAGACAACGGCGGGGTATCCGCCGAAAACCGGTTCCGGCATTACGATACTGATTTTTTGGACAAACCGCACGCACATGCAAAATTGTCATACGTATTCCGGTGGATGCGCGTTGAATATGGTGTAAGTATCGACCTACGTTGTGGATACGTTTTTATCGCTACGACATACGATAAGGGTACGCACGTGCCATATTTCGCAATCACGCGGGATGATAACCAGCTGAACTATCTCACCGCCGATATCGCTAAAAACATAATCAAAAATCTTACGTCCTATTATGCGCTGGGATATCTGCGATACGACACGATGGAGACGCAACACGCAATATCCGAGATGTTGCGCGTGTTCGGTGTAAAATGAGCGTGGCATACAGGGCGAGGCGTTGCGACGACGACGATAAAACATAATTCATCGGCACCAGCGGTTGACTCCGGCGATGATATGGCCGTGATTTGGTAAGCGCGCCGCCGTTCGTCGCGAACCGTGTCGCACGCGTGCTAATATTGAGTCGTACCGGCTGCATCGTACCGGTACGGCTCTCTTTTTTTGAAAGGAAAAAATAGTAATGGACGACGAAACCACCGAGGAAAGGGACACCGCCGAACGCGACGGCCTCACGTCCGACGAAGCGCACCGTGCGGGCGAATTCGACGACTTGCGCGACATGCTGCGCGATGTGCTTGACAGGGTGAGCGCAATCAGCGAACGCACGGACGCAATCAGCGAACGAATCGACGGCATATATGACAACTTCGCCGATTCCGTCGCGCAAATGGTTGAAAATGGCGCGACCGTCCGTGAGGACGATGCGGCGGCCGCTATCGCCGAAGCGGCCGCGAACGACCTTGAAAATCTTGATTACACGCTCTGAACAAACGGATAGGAGATATTATTATGGCTGTAGATAACGCGACGATTTTGGACAAGGTACGCCTCAGGGGCACCGACGACTATCAGCAGCGCATTCCGAGCGCTACGCAGACGGGTGTGGCAAACACCATGCGATACTTGTTTGACCCGATGAATAGACAGTATCTCAACGACTGCGTATGGAGCATGGTCAACCGCATCGGCCTCACCGTGATGGCGCAGAATGAGCCGTTTGAGAACCCGCTGGCGGTTTTCAAGAAAGAGAATCTCTACTGGGGTAGCACCGTACAGGAAATTGCCGTCAAGTGGATTAAGGCGCACGGGTACAAGGACGACGCGGAAGAACTTTTGAAGATGCACCGACCCGAAGCGGCGGTGTGGTTCTACGAAAATAACCGGCGCGACCAGTATCCCATCTCATGGACCGATGACGAACTGCGGCAAGCGTTCGTGGACGATTTCGGCCTGAATCGCTTTATTGCGCAAATCATGGAAACGCCCCGCAATTCAGACCAGTATGATGAAATGAACATCATGCTTGCGTTGATACGCCACTACGAGCAGAACCTTGGTTTCTATAAGATACATCTTGACGCGGTGCCGAGCGATGAAACCACCGCTAAGACGTTGCTCAAGGCGTTGCGTGCTACCGCCGGGCGCATGCAGTTCCCGAGCACGCAGTATAATGCGCTCAACATCACCGATATTCCGGCATACGCGAACCCGCAAAACATGGTGTTGCTGATTGAGCCGGAATATCTCGCATCACTGGACGTTGACGCGCTGTCCGCCGTGTTTCAGCTGGATAAGGCCGACGTGCCCTATCGAATTATTCAGGTGCCGACCCTTGGTATCCCCGGCGCGGTGGCGTTGCTTGTGTCTACTGATTGGTATCAGGCGCGTGACACGCTGTACGGCACTACGCAGTTCTATAATCCGCAGACACTTTCCAATACAATGTATCTCAACCATTGGGGCATTTATGGTGTGTCCCCGTTCACACCGTGCGCGCTCTTCACCACCGAAAACGGTACAAGTATCAACGTCGTCACGCAGAACGTTACCGGTTTGACGCTGACCCCGAGCACGGCGAACGTCGCGCCGGGCGACGTGTTGCCGCTGTCCCCGACGCTCACCGCCACCGTCACACCGACGGGCACCGCAATTGAGGTCGCGCCGAACAGCGCAACATACCAGTTGAGCGCCGGTCGCACCGGCTTGGGTGCGATTCCGCTGAATATTAATACGTACGTTGACGACCAAGCACGCTTGCATGTTCAGCGAGACGGCCTGAAGAATGACGACATTATCAGGGTTGATGCGCTAGCCACCTACGTTAACCCGAACGGCACTACGGAGACGTACACCGCTACGGGGCGTTATACCGTCAAGATTCCGGATGCTGCTTCTGCTGCTGCTGCTGCGCCGCAAAGTGTGCCCAAGGCATCGGACGCGGACAGGACACCGTCCGTGACTGAAGCGCCGACCGCTAAAGTAAAACAGTAAAGTAAAGTAAAACAGTCTGATAGAATCGGGGATACCGGAAAAACCGGTATCCCCGATTTTTGCATGCGAAAGAGGCACATAAATGAAATTCCCGCACTTGGACGGCGCAACCCCGTTCCCCGGCGACGGTGCGCACGTGTACGAGCAATACGTCAACACCTACGACTATCACATGTGGACACCGAACACCAAGATAAAACTTTGCCGCGTGAAGTGGCGCGACGACGGGCGCGACGCGGTGAAATTCGAGGACGACGCGGCGCGTGACGCGTGGTTCGACGCGCTGGACGGCGAAGCCGTGACGCTTGACACAAGTATGTATATCGCACGCGCGGATACCGACGGCGTGAAGATACCCGTACCGTACATGACCGCGCAACGATATAACTACCTTGTGGTTGACTTTACTACGGATATCATGCAATCGCCGTTGCAACAGACGGACGGTCAGACACGTTATCACTATTTCGTCACGCGTATCACGGCGGAAGCCCCGAACACAACCACGCTCGTATTGCAGCGTGATGTGTGGATGGACTATATAAACACGACCACGATAAACGGGCTGCTGTTGTCACGCGGGCACGCGCCGCTCACCGAAATGACGCCGGCGCAGCTGCTGGCGAACCCGCGTGCGAATTGCCGTGATTTTACGTTGCCCGACGTCGATTACGGCAACGCGGCGACGAATATCAGGAAAAGCACACCAATCAACTTGCAGAGCGGGGCAAGATACATCTGTTTGGCCGCGACTTTTTCGCCCTCACAATTGCAAGCCATGAGCGGTGTGCGCGGTACGAACGTCACGGACAGCAACCCGGCATACAGCAATGACGACGGCACAGTGACGGGGTTCGCGTGGGGTGCCGGCAGCATCACCACGGCGAACGTCGCCGGCGCGGGCACCGCCTATAATTCAGTCGATAATCTCACCGCAAGCAACGTGACCATGTACGCGCTCGAATCATCCCGGATCTCGGGTGATTATTTCGATACACTTTTCGCCTACTACCCACACATCATGTCACAGGTTACAGCGGTGTTCGTCGTCACCGCGAACATGATGCGACTTGGCGACAGCGTCGGCGTGAACGGCGTCGAATGGCATACGGTCAGCGGGACGCGAACGAAACTGGCCGATATTGATTTAACGGTTAATGACTTTGGATACGCCGGCGAATACGCTCGAATAACACGGCTGTACCTTGCGCCGTACGCGCACTTGGAAATATCCGATAACATCGGCAATAAAACACGCGTGGAAATAGCGGACTGCGGCCACCTCTCGGCGCATTCGGTCACGTCACTCAGCTATCCGATATTGCGCCAAATCGCATGGCTTGACGGTATCGGAGCCGACGGCGATACGACCATTAGCATTAACGCAATCAGCGGCTCTAACGTCACCGCCGGCGTACCGAACGCAGACGTGCTCAAAACACTTATATCGCACGACATACCGACCTACGCGTTACAGCGGCGTGCAATCGACGCGCACCGCGCGGAAGCATACAATCGAGAGGTAGCGCAAGCGCGGGAAAACACCATCATAACCTACGAAAACGGCGCACGCTCGGCCAACGTATCACTTGCCAACACCAATCGCAGCAACGCAAACAGCATTGCTAACACGAATCTATCAAACGCACTTAATTCAACCGTTACGGATAACGCAAACGCTGCATCAAATACAATCTACGGCAGAAACATGCAGCAACAAAATATGTTGCTTACCGCAGCAAATGACAAAATTGATGAACTTAATGTTGCGTCGTTGGACTTGACAACGAATCTAGTTAACACCGAGATAACGGCAAGCGCCATCGGCACCGTCACCGCAGCGATAGGCACCATAGGCACGGCGGCGGCCGGTATAGCGGTGACGGCGGCTACGGGCGGCGCGGCGGCGCCGATGATTGCGGCGGGGCTCGGCGCAGCCGGAAGTATCGGCCTGTCAGGTGCAAGCTTCGCGACAGGCGCATCCAAGACGACGGCGGAAGCCGCTTACAAACAGACATACAACGACGCCGCCGCATGGGCCGCGAAGAAATACAACACGAATGCGAACAGTGTCAGCATCGCAATGGCGGGTACGCAACTCGTAGAATCAACCAAACTTAACACCAACAACACGGACGCAAGCAACGCGACGAATACCAGTATTGCGGCCAATAACGCGGCCACGTCGAATACGAACGCGGCGTCGTCGCGCAATCAGAGTGTGGATAATGCCAAACGTGTCCTGGTTAACGCGCGTTCGAACGTCAATGCCGCGTGGCGCGACTTGCTCAACCACGCCGCCCAGCCGGTGGGCGCGTATGGTGGTGACAATTTCCGGCAGGCTACGGGGCTTGACACTCTGACCGTTAAACTCGTTACCGAAGATAACGGCGCGATAGCGGCGGCGGGCGATTACATGCTGCGCTACGGTATCGCGAGCAACAAACTCTATAACAGGCCGTCGTTGACGCCTTGCAACCATTTCACTTATTGGCAGGCCGCCGACGTGTGGTTGACCAACAATCTCGCCGGAAACGACGCACTCGATACGATACGGGAACGATTCGCCGACGGTGTTACAATCTGGAATGACCCCGACGAAATAGGCGGCGATTATCTCACCGCTAATCTCAACCAGTAAAAAAAAGGAAAGACATGGGACGCAAACGAACGCACAAGCAACCGCTCACCCGCGCGGGACTGGGCGAAAAAGGTCTGCCGGTGTGGCAACAGTCGCAGCAAATCAACTCACAGGCGTACTTCATGGCGTATTCGCAAATGCTCAATATCGCCCTATCACGTTTCAAGTGGCTTAACTTGCCGAAGACGTGCAACGCGTGGTTCCTTGAGTACAACCTGTTGTACTACGGTTATGCAACCATTGCCTATCCGCGCAGCAAACCGGGTATTTTTTTCAGCACGCAGGCCGTCGTTAATTCCAATTTCAACGTCTATTATCGGCCGAAAAAATGGACGTCATACGGAAATAACGGTTGGCGTTTCGACGTGGACAACTCCAACGGCGTATTCCTCTACGCAAATAAGGCGCGCACCCCATTGGTGCCGACGCTTGAATTCTTCGCGCATGAAATAGAGGACTTGTACATGACGCGCCGGCAAAATCGTTTCCACCAAAAGACACCGTTTATCCTCGAGGTTCCCGCGGGACAGCAGACGGCGGGCGTCAACGTTGTCAAGCAGATTTCGGGCGGTGAAATGGCAATCATGGCGACGCCCGGATTCACTGATTCGATGAAGGCGCAAGTGCTCAATACCGGCGTTGAATATATCGGTATGGAATTGCAGAACGATATTCAAAACACGTGGAACGCGTTCTATCAAGCGGTCGGGGTCAAGAATCTGCCGATGAAGATGGAACGTCAGACCGCCGACGAAATAAACGACTACGGTGAGCCGACCGACCTTCGCGCCCTGTCCGAGCTTGAGGAGCGTCGCGCCGCATGCGACGTGCTTAATACCCGGTTTGCAAAGTATCTCGACGCACCCATAGAGGTGGTGTGGAATCAGGACAATATCAGTAAGAACTACGACTATCTGACCAATATACAAGCACAGGAGGGGAACGACGATGACAGCATATGACACGCTACCGGCGTATGAACCGTGCGAGCCGCGCGACGATTTCCACGCAGTCACCACTATCACGCTGGGCGAACTGCTCACCGATGGCGGCGTGGACTGGACGCAACCGCAATGGGATTGGAGCGACGACGCATACAACGACGCGCAATACACACGGTGCTGCCGAAAAATCGAAAACCGTTATTACGATAGGGAGTTGGGCGTGATGCCGCCGAGCCGATGGCGAAGACACCTCATGCGGCTCATAAGCGAGTTCATGCCGGTGTTGAAACCGCTGTATCAACTTGCGGACGGCAATCCCGGTATGTACCTATCGGATACAGACACGTGGCACAAGATGCGCACCGTGTTTTCCGACTTTCCGGCCACACAGCTCCAAACCGGTCAGGATTACGCAAGCAACGCGACCGACACACAATATGAGACCATCGTCAACGGCAACTACATAGACAAAATTAAGGCGATACGCCAAAACGACTACGTGGATATTGACGTGCTACTATTGGAGCACTTGGAAGAATGTTTCAGCCCACTGTGGACGGTGAACATAAACAACTACTAGGAGGCAACATGTTCCCACTCCCCTTGTACAACGTTTGGCCTTATACCCCGGCCATACCCGCTTTTTACTGGGACGCGAAAAGCACAGAGGAGATAATCAAATATCTTGCGTGCGAATACGGCCACATAACGTCCTATTTCGATGAACTCACCAACGCAATCAACAATCTGAGCGCGGACGTGCAGACGTTTGAAACCGACATCGAAAACCGTGTAAGCGCAATGGAACAATCGTTGTCAACATTGCTTGACAATTTGGAACACGTCGGCGATAGAATGGTAATCTATGACCCGACAAAGGGCACCTACGTTGATTCTAAAATCGCAATGCGCGACATGTATCGTGAACTCGCCGTGTTCGGCGCACGTGTCAACCAAATTGCAACCAAAACCGTGGACGACATGGCGACGCACCGCACGGACGAAACCGCCGCAGTTGGCAATCTCACCATTTTCGACGACGCTACGCCACGCGTCACCGACCCGAAAACCGGCAACCCATACACGCCCATACAATAGACACAATAGACAATAGGAGGATTATGGACGGCACCACACCATACAACAAACTACCGTTATATACTACCGGCTCGGTAGCGGACTTGCGCGACAACTACAACCGCGCCATGCAACTCATTGATAAAAAACTGCACCAACTTGACGTGCAGATTCAAATACATAACCCGGAAGGCGTATGAAAAAAATGACCACCACAACCGACAATTTCAATCTTGATTTATACGAGACAGGCGACCCCGCCAACCTCAATGACCAATACAATTCAGCGATGCACATCATTGATGCAAACATGTTGACTATCGCAAACGATGCAGCAAGCGCCCTCAGCAGAGTAGCCGAAGTCAAAAACACCGCAGACACCGCGCTAAACCTAGCGCAAGACAACAAACAAGACATTAGCGGCATAAACGGCAACGTCGCCACACTCACTACCAACGTAGACGCATTAGGCGCGAACCTAACCGCGCTGGGTGCGAACACTGTCAGCGATGCAACGGCCACCAAAAACAGGATAGACACCAACGCGGGCAATATAACGACTATCAACAAATACATCACCGTTAACGAACTATTTAACATGCGCGGCGATGACATAATAGTCACATTCGGGGATAGTTACGCATCCGCAACCAATAATACATCATGGGCATTTCAAACCGCAAATAAACTGGGATGGACGCTCAAAAACTACGCGGTTGCAGGTGCGGGATACATTCCGCCCAACACGACGTATCAGAGCGAATTCGAAACCGCGCATAATGACACGACATACGAGCATGACCGAGTGTCGCTAGTCATAATCGGCGGCTCACGAAATTCAAACGATGGTTACAGCGGTTCTATAAAAACCGCCGCAACATCACTGTTTAATCAATGCAAAAACGAATATCCGAACGCAAGAATAATCGCAATACCACTGTTGTGGGATAAAAACACCGTATCAGACTACTGGCGCTATAACGCAAGCGAAATCGAACAAGCAGCCATAGAAACAGGCATCGAAAGTATCCCGTGGGCATGGACATGGAACATGGGCATAGCCGCAAATTTCAACGGCGACAACATTCACCCGAACGCAAGCGGCACCGCAATAATATGCAACTACATCATGCGATACCTAACAGGCACATACACAGGCCGACACGAAACGTGGGTATGGCGCAAACCGGGCAACCCCGCCGCAGGAATGCTCTCAATCAACGCAAGCGGCGGCACCATAAGCTACGCGTTCCAAATGCTCGGCGGAAACACCGCAGCGGAATGGACTGAAATACACGGCGTACCCCAATGGGCATGGGCGGACACCGATACCACCAACTCAGTATTCAAATGGTCACTACAATCGTCCAACGGCGCAAACGACGCAACACTATTCAAAATCAACAAAGACGGAACCTTCGGCATACAACCATACACCACCACAGGCGCACACGGCACACCCAACGGCCTAATGGGCGGACACTTCACTACAGCATGGTAATAAAATAGCACACATAAAAAACCGGTTGGCGGTACGCCAACCGGTTTTTTAAAGATTGTATGCGCGTTCCGCGTTTGCGAGTACGTCCAAGTGCTGCTCAACGCTGTGCATGGGGTTAATATTGGACATTAGCATATAGTTATAGATGTGAGCTAGGTTGACGGTTGACAGTGCCGCGTGCGCATAGTGCGCGAAGATGCTATTAGCCAGTGGATTGCTCGTGAGGTTAGCAAACTCGGTTACAGTGACTGCGTGCAGTGTTGCGGTGGTCATTTTGGTTTTTCCTCTCTTTTAGAACGACACCTCAATAAAAAAACCAAACACAACGAATTTCGTTGATACCAGAATCATACCGCACACAAAACACGACACACACAAACAGGCCGAAATTTCCACGCACCGAT